GTATCTATCGTATCTAATGATGGGTACTCCGAGCACTATGTCAGTGAGACGGAGTGGCAGAGCGGACTAGAACGAGCCGTAAGGCAGGCTCTATCTGGTACGGGATTGACGGGGTGCATGTAATGAACTTCACAGACACGATAACAATGTATAGTTCGTATCCTACAAGCGATGACGACCATTATTGGGAGCGCTTTGTTATAAAGGGTTGTCAGTGGAGAGAGAAGATAGTTCGCACTACAGATAGTAGCGGTAAAGTATTTAAGACTAAAGAAATTTCGGTTACTATCCCCATAAATGGTGACATGAAAAATAGGTTGTTTTTCGACACTAAAGGAAAAGACATCATCGTCCTTGGAGAGTGCCCTATGATTAACGTGTCAAATCGCGAGTTTGAAAACATCAAGAAGAACTACACTTTTTTCACAATTCGCACGTTTACCGACAACTCGCGCCGAGATAGGCTCAAACATTGGAGGTTTACATCATAATGGGGTTCAAAATCAAAGACGCAAGAGTCGAGATGCGACCTATAGCAGAGATACTCCGTAAAAGAGGGCTTGAGCCAAGTGGGAGGGTTCAAAGAGCTGTCGACCAAGAGGTCTTAAGGCTCTGCGAACCATACGTACCGCATGACTCTGGCGCACTGGTGCGTTCTGGAACAATTCACACAAAAATTGGTTCCGGAAGAGTCGTGTATAGGACTCCGTATGCTCGGCGTTGGTATTATCGCCCGGCTCATTTTAAGGGTGCGCCAAAAAGGGGTAACTACTGGTTCGAGCGAATGAAAAGGGAAGGCGGACGAAACAAATTACTAAAAGTAGCAGCACAAGTTGCTGGCGCAAAGGAGAAGTAACAAAGTGGTGACGAAAAGCGAGAAAATTAAGACATGGTTAAGTGGGTGTGGCTTCTTCCACGTACAGGACATTGATACCGACCGACTTGAAGAGGGAGCTGACCGTATTGGAGTTTACAAACAAGCGCAGAGGGATGTCACCGAATTTGTAGACGGCTCCAAGGTGGTTAATGAGTACTACTATTTTTTACTCCGACAAGACGCACAGCTTGAACACGATAGGAAGTTGTCTAACAACCTTATGGCAGCCTTAGAGGATTGGATAGAGAAGCAAGACCGCATAGGCAACCTACCTGATGTAGAGGGTATCGAGAGCGTTTTTATCGCAAACGGCTATTATTTGATTGACATCGAAAATGATGATTCGGTATATCAAGTATCCATCGGAATAACTTATCACAAGAAAGGAATGAATTAATGAAAGGTGAAGGCAAGGTTAAAAAGTACGAAGTCGCACTATTCTTAAAAGGAAAAGGCGCGACAGACTACACAAGAATTAAGAAGGCAACTGAGCTCAAGTTAGAGTTCGGTGCTAGTACACAGGAGTACGACTACATTGCTGACGAGAATCCAACAATCGAGCTTGACAAGTACAAGCCAGAGATTAGCGGACTTCCTCTCACAATGTACAGAGAGGAGCCAGATTTTGCTCTTATTTGGGACTTGGCTTACAACCTCAAGACTGGAGGCGAGGCAGTTGTAGACCTTCTGCTCGTGTACAAGTTCGACGAGGATGCTGCAAAGACAGGTACATGGAAGGCCTGGAACGTACCAGCAACCGTAGTTGTAAAGACCCTAGATGCTGTAGACGGCAAGATTGAGTTCGACCTACAGCTCAGAGGTACAGTTATTAAGGGTACAGTTACAGAAGAGGGCGGAAAGCCTAAGTTCAAAGCAGCTGGCGCATAAGTTATCACTAAATTAATACACTTTTTAGGAGGGAAGTAACATTCCCTCTTTTTTATTTACGCAAAGGAGATATAACAATGGAAATTATTTTAAATGATAAGGAGTTCGAACTACCGAAGAGAACTCCGAAGATTGCGAAGCTGTTCGATGACTTCAACGCAACATTCGGAGAAGGTGATGTAAAAGTTCACCACAGCGCAATGAAGGTACTAGAGGCGACAATCGGACGAGATGGCATCAAGGATGTTTTCGGCACGGCAGATTCGGAACAGATTTCCGTTGTAGAGTCTGCTATTGCTGTAAAGGAGATTGACGACGTATACATGGCTCCGTTAACGGAGTACATGATGAGAAAAGAGGCTGCAGAGATGGATAGGCCAGCATTTACAGCGGCAAACGAGCTCTTGCGCAATGTTGCGAACCTATCAGAATTAAAATAATGCAGTTACCTTTTAGAAGGCTACCTAAATCGCTGATAATTGACGATGTTGAGTACCCTATACGTACAGATTTCCGATTTTGGCTCGCATTACCAGAGCTAGAGGACTTATCTGTACTTTTTTTAGGCAAAAATCCGTCATTTATGCGTTATTTCTCTCAAAGCGCAATAGAGAAGATTGTCGAATTCTATCACTGTGGCAAAGAAGTTGAGCAAAATGAGAGCGGTGTCAATGTTTTAGATTTTAAAATCGACGAAAACCTAATTTATGCAGCGTTTAAGCAGGCATACAACATGGATTTGTACGATTTAGAGACCGATGAGCTCCATTGGTACAAGTTCAAGGCTCTTTTAGACGGATTACCTCCCAATACAGCCCTGTCAAAGGTTATTGAGATAAGAGCATACGATGGAGATGATCCTGACTATAAAAAGCTACGTGATAAATTCGCACTTCCTGGAAAGCTAACTGAGGAGCAAGAGGTAGCAGGAAAGAAATTTGATGAGGTATTCAAATAATGGCAGACGGTACACTTATATTTGACACCAAAGTAGAAAGCGAAGGTGTCAGCACTGGCATGTCTACCGTTAAGAAACTGTTTACCGCCGGTATGGGGTTCGTTGTAGCAAAGCATGCTGTCGGACTAGCGAAGATGGGAATTGCATATAATTCGCAGATGCAAGACTTTCAGAGCAAGTTCAAGGTGTTGCTAGGCAGTGCCACGAAAGCAAATAAACACGTGGCAGAACTGCGAAAGCTGGCTATGAAAACGCCCTTTAGGACAACTGATTTAGCAGCTGCATCGCAACAGCTACTTGCGTTCGGTGTTAACTCTAATAGTGTTAGTGGTCACTTAAGACGGTTAGGTGACATTTCTCTCGGGAATAAGGAGAAGTTCCAGCAACTAGGACTTGTGTTCGGGCAGGTTTCGTCACAAGGGAAGTTGATGGGGCAGGATCTATTACAGTTCATCAATGCGGGATTTAACCCATTAAAGGAACTATCCAAGATGGGTCGAGGCACATACCAAGAGTTAAAAGACCAAATGGCACAAGGAAAAATCAGTTTCCAGGATGTACAAGCAGCAATTGAGCACGCAACATCTAAAGGCGGACAATTCTTTAATGGTATGAAAGAGGGGAGCAAGACCTTTGCAGCACAAGTTGACGCGCTAAAGGGCAACCTCGAAATTTTGGCAGGTAATGCGGTTAAACCACTATATAATCTGCTAACGCGTATCGTACCTCACCTAGGTGCGGTCGCATCTAAACTAAATAAATACCCGAAAATAATTGGGGCGGTAACGACAGCAGTAACAACACTTACTGCGGCGATGGTGACGTTTTATGCGGCGCAGAAGTGGGCTGTATTCAACGAAGCTATAAAGAGTTCAATGGGTAGCGCAATGAAATTTTTCAGCGCGTTCCACAATTCTATGTGGCTAAACCTAGGTGTTGGCGTAGATAAGATCATACCAGGACTAGGAACTAAACTACTCAACATCCCTATAGGAATGCAGTCGGCAGTCGGCAAGCTTTCAAGTGTGCTTGGTTCGGCAGGTAAGTCAATTGCCGCATTCATGGCGACACCAGCGGGAATAGTAGTTGCTGTTGGGGCGGCTATAACAGCGCTCGGTGTATGGGTAAACAAGATAGGTGGAGTTGATAAGGCTGTAGCCCTAATTCATTCGAAAATAGCTGCATTTAAGGCGAAAATACCAGAATTGATAAATGGTATAGGCGCAGGCTTTAAAGTCGCCATAGAAGGAATTAAGACGGTTTTATTCGATGTCTTGCCAACGGTGGCTAAGGCTATATGGAAAGCGCTCCCATCCGCACTATCAACAATCGGACAGCTCGCGAACAATCTCGGAACGTATCTATTCCAAAAAGTCGGCCAACTTGCGCAAGCAATCGCAACAGGATTACCGAAGGCACTACAAGCGGTTATAACCGCTATTCCTAAAGTACTTATCGAGTTATTTACCCGTTCGGGTGAAGGCGCAAAACAAGGCGGCGAACAGGCTGGCGCAAAAGGTGGCGAAGGCATTGCCTTAGGGTTCCTTAAAACCTTTATCGTTGGTATGGGAAAGCTAGCTCTCGCTATTGTTACGGCTCTGCCTCAGATTGCAATTGCAGTTGTAAGTGGAATCGTGAAGTGCATACCGATAATTCTATCGGCTGTTGGCGACCTTGCGATTTCGGTTCTAAACGCAATCGGCAGAGGACTGGGCAGTCTAGTTACGGTCGCAGTTAATTGGATTTGGGGGTTTATCGAAGGTTTCCTAATAGGCGCTGCGAACGTGATCAATGCGGTGTGGAACTTTGCGACATCACTCCCTGGCAAGATTATTAGTGGAATAGGGTCGCTAGTGTCAATAGCTATCAATTGGCTAGTGGGATTTGTGGGCGGTATACGTAGCGGATTTGCAAGGGCTGGTTCAGCAGTGATTAGTGGCGCAAGGTCACTTCCTGGCAGAGTTCGTGGCGCTCTGGGCAGTCTCTATAGCATTGGAGTTCACTTCCTACAGGGACTTATTAACGGTATAAAGGCTGGATTCGGCAGAGTTTTCGGCTTGATTAGTTCGCTCGGCTCAAAATGTAAAGCAAAGTTAAAGAGTGTTTTCGATATTAACTCGCCATCAAGGTTCACAACTTGGATAGGTAAGATGCTTATCGACGGTATGGATGTTGGAATCGTGAAGAACACTGGCAGACTGCTGAACTCTATAGGTGAACAAATGGGGCTCGTACAAGACGCGTTCTTAATTGACTCGCCAGAGATTAACCCTATAGCCTCAGCTATTAGTAGTGAACGTTCAAGAATCTTCGGCGCGACAGGTTCAAGCCAAAATGTTGAAGTTAATCAGACTATCAACTTCAATCAGCCTTGGAAGTCACCGGCGGACGTATCTAGAGCAGTATCGTGGGAGACTGCGAAGTTAGGACTAGCAGGAGCACAATAATGATACATAACTTAGTTTTAAAGGCCGTTCGTAGTGACGGCCTAATATTTCACTACGAGTCAGACGACTGGCGAACTACTTCCGTTACAGGGGTAGATGCTGCGGATATAGAAGTTTCGAAAGAAGCAAGAGGAGTTGGAGATGGTGCAATTATTACGGGAAGGCGAAGACTTCCGAGGGAGATAACTATTACTGCACAGGCACAGAATCACGAGGCGAGGGCGAAAGCTCAAGGATTCCACAATAACCGTTACAAGGTTGATTTATACATAACCTATAACGGAGTAACTCGAATTGCGAAGGATTGCGAACTTACTGGCAAGTCAATTCCGACAAAGAACGTTTACAAGCGTCCGGACATGACTATAAAGCTCTTGTCACCTCATGCTGACTTGTTTGCTGTAGAAGGTGATCAGACGAGTTTTAGCAAGAGACAACCTCTATGGGCGTGGCCTCATGCGTTTAGAGGTGGTGCGAAGCGGAACTTTTCAAGAGAAGAGGTCGCAACTGAAAAGGTTATCGAATACCTTGGCTCTTCCCCAGCACAGCCTATTATCGAGATTGAGTCGCAGGGCTACGCGAAGAATATCACCGTTAAGGTTAATGACAAGGTTGCAATTCTAAATGTGGAGCTCAAGAAGGGCGACACGATCACAATTGATACATCTCGTTCCTATGCAGTGCATAACAACAAGATACTTGCGTTAGGTGCGGACGACGATCCGTACGACTTTAGGCAGTTTGTGCTCGATTATGGCGACAATATTGTCAAGGTCGATGCAGAGGCAGGGGCGTCCGCGCTGAGGACAAGTATAGAGTATATAGGGAGGTATGATGGCGTATGATACAGTTCTTTGATAAGTTCATGAATCGCCTAGAGGATCTCGACTTCATAGAAGTGTCATGGAATAGAAAATGGACCGAACCGGGTGACTTTTCCATACACCTCGCTGCGAAAGACTGGAACAAGCACGCTAAATTCGTACGCAATACAGGACGTCCGGAAACAGGCATTATTCAGAAAACTGTATACGAGGTAACTGCACAAGGGGCGATGGTGACTGTATCAGGATTCTTCGCTGAAAAGGTACTCTCTAAAGTAGTGTTGCACTCCGACGAGAATGTTAATGAAAGAGGGGCGACTGTTGTGTTCGGTCTTTTCGCGAACATCAATTCTAGCGCACTTGGGCAATACTCTTCGCACCTAACTGACCACAGCATACCGCCCTCGGTACCTGGTCAAGTATGGGGCGATTACGACGCTGAATGGATGCCAGAACTAGTCTATTCGTTCAAAGGGGGAACCGACGCGGCGACATCGCTATATGATGCTTGTTTGCTGTACGGGCTGAGCATATCGGTCGAAGTCGCAGAGACATACAAAGAGTCTGTTGACTGGATAGAGGAGTGGCAACGCAAAATAAAAGAGCCTCACTTCCTATACAAGGTATACCCTCTTCATGGTCGAGATTTAAGAGATAAAGTAATCTTCGGAGTTGGCTGGGCGAATGTCTCGAAAATCGAATATATCTACGACGATAGCGGAGTAGTTTCGATTGTAGAGGCGAGGCAGACAATGGAGGAGACCGGCTTTTCAAAAGAAGAGCTAGTCACCGATGAGCAAGGCAACACTAAGAGCTTAATTAGAGAGTTTTATATTGATGAAGGCAATCGTCCTCGGGACCTTGACTTGTACCCGAAAAAGGTAATTCAAGGCAACGTATCCGGCATCGAGCTTAAGGTATCCAACGAATCAACCATTAGAGAGCAACTGCGGAACCAGGCAAAACTCGAGATGTTGAACAACTGGAAGCAGGAGACAATCAACGTCGATGTGCTTCAGAACACATTTTATTACTTACAGGACTACAACCTAGGCGACATATGTACGATAGTCCTTGATGATATAGAGCAGATGTTCACGGCTCGGATAATGGAAGTTAAGGAGGTGCACCGCAAGAACTCTGTAGAGGTACAGCTTGTTATGGGAACACCTCGCAAACAGAACTATGTCGCTTTAAGTATTTAAGGAGGTAACTAAATGATTGCATTACCACTACAGTCGCATTTCGACTCAGACCCTAACGGTGATAGAGCTGTGTCGGATAGTGACATAAGGGAGGTTTTTAAAGCCGTTTGGTCTAACGGTGTAACGACCGTAAAGGCGGATGGCTCCGACATGCAAGTGCAGGCCGTTGGCGGCATGAAAGTTAAGGTTATGCCGGGCGGATGCGTTATCGAAGGAGCTCTTGGGCGAAACACGAGAGAAGAGACGATTAACATCGCGCAAGCTCATCCATCACTTAAGAGAATTGACAGAATTGTCGTAAGGCTCGACCTTTCCGACAGTGTTCGTAACATGCTTATATACAAGAAGGAAGGCACTCCTTCAACAACACCTATAGCACCTAATCTAGTTCAGCAACCTAATTATTACGAGCTAGCTCTAGCTGACATCTATGTTGGTGCAGGGGCAACAGATATTACGAGTGCTGTGATCCTTGACCAGAGACCAGATAGAGAGCTATGTGGGTTCGTTCTTCCGGCATTTCCGACGAACTTCGGACTAGAGGCGATTACGGACCGTTGGCAGTCAATCCTAGAGGGAGCTATTAGCGGAACTGCTGCAGGAAGTTTGCAAAATTCAATTGAAAAGTTAAAGAGCGACATTCAGGGCGCAAATGTTGGTATGACCGATGTGCACATCAACAATGTATCGTTAGAGTCTGAGCTTGTTGCATTCTTCGGCAGTAGCATAAGAGTATAGGAGGTAAAACATGATAAGTCTTAATAACACGCTCACAGCAATCATGGATAAATTTAAGAGTATCGATGAGGCGGACACTGGCATCAGGACAAAGGTTATAACTAAGGCTCTCAATGTCAAGAAGGGAATAAATCCTCTAGGAAGCCTCGGTATCGAAGAGGACAAAATAGTTTCGATTAGCGGAGCAGTACAGTACGCGAATTATACACTGCCTCTATCGTATCCAATGCTTAACTATGGTAGCGGAGGATATATCGAGTGGGGATTAGCTACAATTGTACGATCTGGAAATCTTGAACTTGTATCAGGGGCTGAGTGGAATAACTGCAAAGTTAAGGTTGTTATCTCCTATATGGGGGGGGTAAAGCGCTGTAAATTCAAGGCTTTCAAGCGCTTTGCAAAACTAATAAAGATGGGAGGTGTTGCATAATGATATCTCTCAACAAGTTCATGACAGAAGTTAAGAATAAGCTGAAGAGGCTTGAAGACAAACGTTATGTAAAAGACAGTCTGTCCTTGAGCGGAATATGGACAGCACCACATGATGGAATTGTCACCTGCAACGGAAGAGCAACTGCTGCAGGTGCATATTTGTTTTGCAAAGACATGACAGAAAATGAATATGTTGGAATGTGCACTATTGCAAATTACCAGCAATATGGCTCTACTTGTTTCGCTGTAATAAAAGGGCATGAATATACTTTTATACAACAAAACTGGGGTGAACAGCGCAATGCATACATTCATCAGAATTAGGAGGAATTAAATTGTTAGACTGGACAAGCATTGTAGTAGCTTGCGTATCGGCACTTGGGGCGGGCGGGGGCTCGCTGTATGGTATTCGCAAATCGAGCTGCTTAACTGATTACAAGATAGACAAGCTGACGGAAGAGGTTAGGAAGCATAACGACTTTGCTTCGAGAATTCCTGTAATCGAGGAAAAGCTCAGAGTTATTAATCATCGCATTGATGATTTAGAAAAAAATAAATAAGTTGGTTAGCCGGGCGAAAGCTCGGCATTTTTATTACCGAAAGGAGAAAAGAAAATGAATCTAGATTTTATTTCAAAACTGTTTATCCCAATGGCGCTCGTGTTCTGCCTGTGTATTGGCTATCTGATGAAGAATTACATGCCAGCGGACAACAAGATAATCCCAACAGTGTTATTCATTATCGGATGCATCTGCGGTGTTATTTGTCTGGGAGTCAACTTCGAGGCAGTTGTGAGAGGTGGACTAACAGGGCTAGCCTCTACTGGCTTACACCAAGCATTTAAGCAGTTTATAAGTAATCCAAAAGTAGGCGGTGAATTCAATAAAATGAGTAGCGCAGAGCTACACGAGGAATTAGATCCAGTTGATGCACCGCTAGAAAACGTGGAGGGATAATCATGGCAACAGGTAATCAGGTAGTTAATTATGCTAGGCAGTTTCTAGGCGAAAGCTCTGCAAGATTTAGCGACTGGTATTATGGTTCACAGAAATATCGTGCATGGGCATGGTGCAATGTGTTCGTATCATATATCTTGCAGCACTGCGGAGTGAACTTTCAAAAGACTGCATACGTGCCAGCAGCAGAAAGCTGGATGGACTCCAATTACAAGTGGGTTAAGATGAGTGAGGCACAGCCAGGAGATGTAATCATATTCTGCTGGAGCGGAGAGGGTAACAACACAGGTAGAGGCTCACGAGATCATATAGGATTCCTTGTAGCTAACAATGGTAACGGAACCTTTACCACTATAGAGGGCAACACCAGCGGCAGCAGGGTCGCAATCAGGACGAGGTCAGCGAAGAATATACGTAAGATATTCCGACCAACATATGATGGTGCATCAGCTCCGACAACTTCCGCACCTGTACCAGCTCCAGCGCCGCAAGCAAGTAATAAGGGGCTAGGGCTGTACACAGTAACCGCACCTCTCAATTGTAGAAGTGGTGCGGGCACAGGCTTTCCTGTAATACGTACATATCCAGCAGGAACACCTATTCGAGTGCTTAAGATAGAGAATAACTTCGGATACAGCTCTGGCGCGGGTGGATGGCTGTGTATGGACTTTTTGAGACCGCAATCAGGAACAGCAAGTGCACCTTCTGTAAGCAGCTCTGGTCGTGCTCTAGGAATGTATCACGTGAACGCAGCTGGCGGGCTGAATGTAAGGTCGGGTCCTGGTACGGGATATGGGAGAGTTAACTTCTTGAAGAATGGCACTCCGCTACGCATCCTCAAGATTAGCGGCGATTGGGGTTATTCCAAGGGCGCAGGTGGCTGGGTACACCTGGGCTACTGTAGAAGAGGTTAAGGTAATGTCAATATTCCAAGACATAGGTGTATTTTTTAATGAGGGGCATTATATAGCCGTACTAGACGTTATAGGCTGGATGATGCTATAAGATTGAGAGGGTATATCCCTCTCTTTTTTTATTGCATATTGATGTATGAAAATACATATCTTAATTTAGCGGTGTTCCGAGTGTCACGATTTAGAGCCTGTAGCAATTGAAACACAAAGAATATATACGCGTCCCGGATGCGGTACCAATATAAACAGAGAAAAGCCTTGTAACTAGTGAAGT